TTGCTGTATCTGTTGGTGGATTTGTATGTGCATCTGGTGATTCTCGTTTGGCGTGACACCCGGATCGCCACCGTTAATCAGGTAGGCTACGTTTTCCAGTTGTGCCGCTTTCAACGTGTCACCGTCTTCTGCATCACCTAAATATTTATCAGGATCTTGAACACGAAACGATGCCAACAATGACTTGATTGCTTCGATGCGGTTTATTTCTGGCAAGTTAATTGTCATGTTGAAAAGCTGTAGAGCGTCCTGACGTTCAAGTTGTTCCGTCAACGGCTGCATACTACCGGCTTCGATGTCAATCTTGTAACGTATCCGTAAAATGTCAGCGGTCACCGCCTCGTATACCGGATCTTCGGTATCTCTTGCTACGTTGACTAAGAAGTCATCGGGTAAATATCTTTCATCGGCCATCATACGTAACGAGTTGCGAACAACAGCACGGTAGCAATCGGCTACGCGCAACTGCATCCATTCGCGGTTGACCTGAGCAAAACTTGCAGACAAAGAGGCTTGCGTGGCTGTGACTTTCGGCCCACCGCCCATCGCCATCTGCGATACGTTTAAACTTTGTTCCTCGTAGCTTTGTGCATCCGACTCCAGACCCAACTGATCCGGTGGAGGGTTGCCAAAGTTCATTTCGCGCATCGAAGTGCTTGGATCTTCCACCCAGATGATCTCACCGTCACGACCGCCTTCTAACGTATCACCAATGTCCTGGTTGGCTTCGCGTTCACGGCGCGAGGCTAAGACCACGCGCTGGAATCTTTTTAACAAATCGGCTCTGCGTGATACGGATTCGACAATGAGTGACTGCGTGTCCTCGACATACGCCATTGGCGGTTCGCCGTAAAACGAGCGTTCGGTCTGGTCAAACCGCAGTGCGTGGTATGGAAAGCCACCGTCCATCAGATAGCCACCAGCCGGTTCAAACTCACCCGTCATACGTTCTTCGCCGGTGAACGGATCGGTTTCTGTAATAGGGTTCATTGCAAGAAACGGATGATCGACTTCTTCAATCGGATCGGTGACCCCTTCGGCAAATGTGATGCGCTTTTTGTGCAAGCGGTCATGGATTTCATACAGGCAAACCATCTGACCCTGCTTGGAATGCTGCACCGCGTCATACTCGTCAGAATGTTCTGCATCTTGCATGTCATAAATAAAAGCGTCGGCCTGATCGTCATCGGACATCGCCTCTATCTGCCTACGGTTTACAAAACGGTCATCCTCTTTCACAAACTCTAAAGGCACCATCATCTTTTCGATGATATACCGTGCGCCTGACAATTTGTGCGGAGGACATAACGGATCGACGTAGACGTTAAACGGCGACACCCGATGCACATACGGAAAGTCGTTTTCCTGAGCATCGTTAATCGTGTATGGTGCAACGATGTCATCATCACCCGGTGGGTTATAGCCAAACTTCAACCAACCCACACTACAAAACAGCGCATCAAAGATGACCTGTTGCACTTCGCGTTTTGCATCCATCTGCTCTAACGCAGCATTGGCTACACGCTCCAGTATCTCCGCAGCAAACTCTCTACCCGGTTCCTCAACCTTGAAGAATACATGCGGATAGTTAAAAGAAACACTGGCTATGATCTGACGTGCCAATGGATACATGCGACTAATCTTGACAATCTTATCCTCGTCCAGACCAGGCACATCAAAGTCCAACTCGTAAGTCTTTAAAAGTCTACGCCACGTTTTGTGGCGCGTCTTCATATACTTACGACCGTCCTCTATGGCTCCACGCCAGTATTCAATTTGTTTCTGCTTCAAACTATTTGCCTTTGCCGACCTTCTTCAAGTTGTCCGACCCTGCCGCCTTCGGCGTTACGCGAGTGCCTTTCTTACTGCGGTTCGGCTTGGTTGTCATTGGCGTTCCGTTAAAACCCTTCATAGCATTTTCTCCTGTTATGCCAGTGCGTAACGCCCTTTGCGTACGCCCCAGCCTTGTTCCATCATGTCAATAACTTCTTGTCCGGTGCCTTCATACGGTTGTTCATCTTCCGGCTTGTGCGGTCGATATACGTGCATCATTGCATAGCGTAATTCATCCGCTGCGTGGTCTTCTGCGTGAGTGTCCAGATCCTCCGGATTCTTGTTGCTTCTCGGCAACGCCGGCATAGTTCGCATCAGTGCATCGTTCCAGCCGTTAAAGCAGAAAAAGCGTTCTTTAATCAGCGCGTCGTTAATCACGCGCCATCCGGTGATGCGGTCGTTGGATGCTCTGGTTAAAAACAACCCATGCTCTGCAAACACATCTGCCGGTGAATGAGAAATAGCAGCCGACAACCTGCGTTTGGTAAACATTGACGGATCGCAATAGATCGTTTGTGGGTAGCGTCCATCCGTAAACGGACAACTCTCAATCATCTTTGTGATATTGTCTGCATGTTGCGATGCACTTGCGTTGTCCTGGTAGTATTCTGCAATGCGGTAGACGTTGCCATCGTAGTCTACCGTGTATAGGCCAAAAGAAGTGGGTGCAGCTTCACCGTAATCCATAGCGCCAAACAACGGCCAGTGTTCGGGTATTTCGTAACTGTTAACCGTGATCTTCTTTTCGTTCCAGTTCGTAAAATATTGGCCGACGAACGCATCCCAATCGCCTTCCAGCCATGCCTTTACCAAATGCTCGTCGCCCACGCTTTTCAAACGGTTGATGTAGTGCGGATCGCGGTCTAACAAAATCTTGTTGTCCGTAACCAGACTGCGGATATACATACGGCTCATGCCGTCTTCGCCCGAAATCACTGTTCCTTCGGGTGCAGGGTCAATAAAGTATTTTTTGATATTTTGGTGATTTGGCCCACCAGGGTTACCGGAACTGACAATTTTCTTGTCCGGAACATCGGCACTACCAGAACGCAAACACGCTTTAATCTTGTGATAGGCTTTTAAGTCACTCCAGCTACCTAACTCATCAAAAGCAACAAACGTAAAAGCCATACCCTGATAATGGTCTGCATCGGCCTCGTTTTCTATGTGTCTGAGCTTGAGTGTAGCCCCGTTTGGAAACTGCCATGTGTGCGTTCCGACCTTGTATTCTGCATCCGGATAAAAATCACGATACATTTTGCGCGTCTGGTCTATAATCTCGTCCAACTCCGGGTAGGTTCGCCGAAACAACACACCTTTCCAGTGTTCACCGTATTTTTGGACACCCATCAGGAACATGTAGCACAATGTCCACGACTTACCGCCACCTCGACCGCCTCCGTAGAATATTTCATCTACAAAATTGGCACGTATCGCCTTTTCTTGGGGGCCGACCTGCGGTTGCCAGTTCATTTTGCCTTGACCTTGACTTTTTTCGGCTTTTCAACCGGAACACTACGCCAATCTTTGTTTTCACGGTGCAGACCGCCCCAATCGTCCACAATCTTGGGCGCACGACTATCGGTTGGATAGATTTTTGGCCGATAGGTCTGCTCTTCAAGTATCATCAGGGCTTATCTTTACGGTATCTTGGGTTGTTTCTTATAAATTCTTGTTCTGACTCATCGCTTACTTGATCCATTTGCCCATAAATTGAGGCTTTTTGGATTTTATCAGAAGTCGGAAGTGAGATGTAAGGGGCTATTGGCCGTGTGCCTGACAATTTTCTATGAAGAGTTATGTCATCAAACCGACTAGTTCGCGCATCTGGATCAACTTGCGTTTTATGACTCATAGAACCCTGCACTAATTTGGCTAAAGCCTCTTGTTGTTCCGGTGACAAAGACGGCATAGGCTGTAGTCGATCTCGTAAAAAATTTTCAGTTAAAGCTCTTGTTAATTGATCTTCGTTCATGCCACTGTTTCCTCAATCGTGTATTGCGCTTCCACCATCTGCTCATTCTGTTTCAGCCATTCCTCGTAGCTCTCAGCCACTGGCGGTGCGTTCAACGGCTTAACTTCCACCGTATGCTCGACCTGTAGGCGGTTATCGCCCACTTCCTCGCGGATTTCTTTCAACACTTTCAACTTCAGCGCTACACGCTTGTCGTCGATCTTGTTGTAAATCTCTTCCAACGCCAAAACCCGGTTCTTTCGCCAGGCCAACGGCACGTTGTCAAAATTCTTTCGATCTCTATCCAGTTCTTCCTGTAGCGCATCCTTGAACTCAGGCTTTTTACGCCATGCAGCCACTGTAGACCGATTCACATCCAGTGTTTTGGCTACTTTCTCTCCGCACTTGTCCGGATTCCACCGATCCAGCACAATCAGTTGCACTGCCTGTTGCTGTAAATCACTTAACGCCATCAGTAACTCCACAATGCCGGACGCGGAACATGAAACCCGTCACCCGAACCGATAGTGTCCAGATGCAAAAACCTTCTTGCTCCGGACTGCTGCACCCCGATACCCGTAAACCCTAACTTCACCGCTGCAAAAAGCACCTGATACGCAAACACCCTTTCACATGCCACATCCACCGCTTTGCCGGAGGTATGCGAACCGGTTGGCTTGCCGTCTGCCAACTTAGCCGCCTCAATTGGATGATCGGGTGATCGATACCCCGACGTAATTGTCAAGGGCTTACCCACTGCTTCTCGCAATCGCTGCAACTTATCCATCAGATCCTCATCCACCCGGCACATACCCGTTGCCGAACATTTCATCTCGTCAAACGAGAAGTTCGGCCAGCGATCTTCCGGCCATTCCTGGTGTGAGTAGTCTCTTTGCATGATGCAAACATACCTAAGTAGAAATCGCACAAGAGATACAGA